CCCAACTTTTCTGACGTATGGATCTGAGCCTCACCGTTTTTGGAGGTGGCCGAAATGGGTGCACCTCGCAAAGATGTGGAGCGTAGGCAGAACCGGGCGACCCGTGACACGGTGGTCGAGTTGGTGCCTGGTGGTCTGGTCGTGCCGGATGCGCCGGATCGTTGGCTGCCCGAGACGGTCGGTGAGTGGTCGTTGTTCTGGGCGGATGCTGAGCTGGTGTCGATTGTGCGTGAGGCGCAGCGGCCGGCGCTGGTCCGGTTGTTCGACTGGCGTGACCGGTTGCGTCGGGCCTGGTCGTTGGCTGACTCGTTGCGTGATGCGATCGGCGATGAGCATTTCACGGCTGGGTCCACTGGTCAGGTGAAGGCGAACCCGTTGTACGAGCGGGCCGAGAAGGCGGAGGCGTCTGCGTTGCAGATCGAGGGCCGGGTGGAAGCTCTCGAGGATCGGTTCGGGTTGTCTCCGCAGTCGATGCTGAAGCTCGGCGTGGACTTCCAGAAGCGGCAGGGGCTTGAGGCTCGGAACCGTCAGATGTCGGAGGCGCTGAATGACCATGGTCGAAGCGCCACGGCGGACGATCCCCGCTCCCTACCTGGAGACACCGCAGTGGGTTCTTCCTGACGGGACGCTGCCGCCGTCGCTCGGTGGTGTGTTCGTGGCGTGGGCCGAAGCGAACTTGGTGCACGGCGAGGGTGACCTGCTCGGGTCGCCGTACCGGGTGCCGGCGTGGGGCAAGCGGGCCGCTTACCGGATCTTCGAGTACGACCCGAACCGGTTGGTGATGGTCGGCGATCTCGCAGCGTTCGTGTACGTGGTGAAGCGGGTGCTGATCGTCTGCCCGAAGGGCTCGGCGAAGACCGAGTTCATCGCCGCCGTGATGCTGTTCCTGCTCGCCGGCCCGTCGCTGCCGACACCGGATGGTCCGGTGATGCGCCGCTCACCGAACATCCCCGTTGCTGCGGGGTCGTGGGACCAGGCCAACAAGCTGTTCGGCGACGCCGCTACGAACATGGCGAAAGGCACCGCCGACTCACCCGCCCCGCTCGCCGATGACGTCGAGTGCTTCGACGCCGAGATCCAACTGAAGGACGGGGCCGGGAAGCTGTACCGGGTCGCCGCGGTGGCCGGCACGAACGACGGCGGTCTACCCACCGCTGGTGCCGCCGATGAGATCCACGAGTGGACCGGCAACAAGGCCCGTGTCCACCTGGTGCTGTTCCAAGGGTTGGAGAAGCGGGCCAACGGGCTCGAGCTCAACATCACCACCCCCGACGATGCCGACCCGGATTCGCTGCTGGGCAAGCTGGCTGCTGAGGGCCACAAGATCGCCACGGGTGAGGTCGTCGACCCGTCGTTCTATTACCTGCACTACGGCACCGACCCGAAACGGCCGCTGCTCGACGCCGATGGTGCGGTTGACCGGGACCTGCTGATCTCGGCGCTTGACGCTGCGACACCGGTTGAGTGGGTGTCGATCGAAGACCGGGCAGACACAATCATCCGCAAGGGCTACCCGGTCCACGAAGTACGCCGGTACTGGCTCGGTGCGTTCGCCCGAGGTGGCGGACACTGGCTACCCGAGGGTGCATGGGAAGCCCGCACCGGGAAGCCGCACATCCCGCACCCGGACAACAAGCTGTGGCCCGCCAAGGGCGCACAAGTCGTCCTCGCCTTCGACGGCTCATACAACCGGGACACGACCGCGATCGTCGGCTGCACCCTCGACGGCTACGTGTTCGTGGTCGACGCATGGGAACGCCCTGACGACGCCGGCCCCCGATGGAAGGTTCCCCGCACCGACGTGAAGGTCTCGATGGACGAGGCCATGAAGCGGTGGGATGTCGTCGAGCTGGCACCCGACCCGCCCGGTTGGGCCGATGAGATCGAGTCGTGGGAAGCCCTCTACGGCGAAGTGGTCGTCGAGTTCCCCACGAACCAGCACGCCCGCATGGTCCCCGCTTGCACCCGCTTCTACTCGGCGGTCGCGGGCGGCGACGAAGACGAAGCGGTCATGCCGCTCACCCACGACAACGACCCGCGCCTGGCGCGGCACCTGCGCAACGCGGTGACCAAACGCAAGCCGGGAGGCGACGTGATCACGAAAGAATCTCTCGACTCGCCCCGCAAGATCGACATCGCCATCGGTGCCGTCGTCGCGTTCGACCGTGCCTGCTGGCACGCACTCAACACCGAACCCGAAGCCGAGTTCACGGCGGTCTGGACGTGAAGGCCCTGTACCTGCTGGCCGCTGTTCTGCTCACTGCTGGGGCCGGGATGGTCTACACGCCTGCCGGCGTGATCGTCGCCGGTATCTGCTGCGGTGCCGCGGGCTGGCTGCTCGAGGACATCAGCGACGGTGAAGCGTGAGGCGCATCGACCGGGTGCGCCCTCAGCGCGGTAGCGGTCTCCGGTTCTCGTTCGACGACTGGATGGTGCAGGCCGCAAACGGCGGGTTCGGCATGACGCAGCCGCTCACCACCTGGGGCAAGCAGGACACCGAACCGCCACCCAACTCGTTCGAGGGCTACGTCCAGTCCGGGTACAAGGCCAACGGCGTCGTGTTCGCTGTGATCTCCGCCCGGATGCGCCTGTTCTCCGAGGTCCGGTTCCAGTGGCAGGACATGCCCAACGGACGACCCGGCGAACTGAACGGCACCGAAGGTCTCGACCTGCTGTCGGTCCCGTGGCGCAACGCCACCACCCGCACGCTGCTCGCCCACATGGAACAGGACGTGTCGCTCGGCGGGAACTCGTTCACCGCCCGCCGGCTGATCCTCGACCGCAACGCCCGCCGCACGGAGCTGCGCCGGCTCCGCCCAGACTGGGTCGACATCGTCATCGCGTCCCCGTCGAAGGACCCGCTCGACATCGACGCCACTGTCGGCGGCTACCTCTACCACCCGCAAGGGCGAGGGCAGTCCGAACCGATCGTCCTGTTCCCCGAAACCGTCGCCCACTTCGCCCCCGTCCCCGACCCGACCGCCCGGTTCCGTGGAATGTCGTGGCTGACCCCGGTCGTCCGCGAGATCCAAGCGGACACCGCTGCCACGATCCACAAGGGCAAGTTCTTCGACAACGCCGCAACCCCGAACCTCGCTGTGACCATGCCGATCACCGAGAAAGCCAAGTTTCTCGAAGCCGTCGCCACGATGGACGACAACCACAAGGGTGCCGCCAACGCGTACAAGACGCTGTGGCTCATGGGCGGTGCAACCACCGAGGTCATCGGCGCCGACATGAAGCAGCTCGACTTCGCCGTCACCCAAGGCGCGGGCGAAACCCGGATCGCTGCGGCCGGCGGGGTCCCGCCGATCATCGTCGGCCTCAAGGAAGGCTTGCAGGCTGCGACGTACTCGAACTACGGGCAGGCCCGCCGTGCGTTCGCTGATCACTGGGCCCGACCCCAGTGGGGCGACGTGGCCGGATGCTTGCAGTCGATCTTCCCCACCCCATCGAACAAGCGGCTCTGGTACGACGCCGACGGGATCTCGTTCCTTCAGGAAGACCAGATGGACGCCGCCGAGATCCAGTCTCGGAAGATGCTCACCATCGAATCCGGTGTCCGTGCCGGGTTCGAACCTGCGTCAGTGCTCGCAGCGGTTGCCGCTGACGACCTGACCCTCATGCAGCACACGGGCCTCTACTCCGTGCAACTGCAACCCCCTGGCAGCGATCAACCCGCCGCCGACCCTGCCGCCCCGTAGCGGCACCCCCCAACCACAGGGAGACAACGCGATGGAGCTCCAACGCGACAACCTCACGCGCTCTGTCCCGTTCCAGTTGGAGCGCGCCACCTCCGACGGCGACGGCCTCACCCTTGAGGGATACGGCGCGGTGTTCGACACGCCCACCCGGATCGACTCATGGGAGGGCCAGTTCGACGAGGTCATCGCCCGTGGCGCCTTCGCGAAGACGTTGCAGGAACGGACCCCGGTCATTCAGTTCGACCACGGCCACCACCCTCTCGTCGGGTCCATCCCGATCGGTGCCGCCGAAGTGCTCCGAGAGGACGTCCACGGCCTCTACGTCAAGGCACGGCTGCACGACAACTGGCTGACCCAACCGGTCCGCGATGCCATCGCATCCGGGTCGATCGACGGCATGTCGTTCCGGTTCTCCGTCGTCAAGGAAACGTTCGACGAGTCCGGTGACATGCCGGTCCGGACCGTGCAGGAAGTGAAGCTGTACGAGGTCGGCCCCGTGGTGTTCCCCGCCTACGACACGACCACCGTCGGAGTCCGGTCGCGCGAGATCGCAGCGATCCTCTCCGACCCCACCGCACTCGGCGACCTCGCCCGTGCGCTCGTTCTCGGCACTCCCACCAGTGAAGCCGCCCCCACGGGCACTTCCGACGACGGAGCCGCCGACCC